GCCATCTACCTAAGATTATCGCAGGAAGATGGCGACATTTCTGTTTCTGACAAAAACGAGAGCAACAGTATCTCGACCCAGCGTGATTTGATTCAAGGGTACATTCAGAAGCAGACCGACATTATGTATGTCACAGAGTTCTGTGACGACGGTTATACCGGAACCAACTTCGACCGTCCGGGCTTTGAAGATATGATGACAGCCGTGCGTGAAAAACGTGTGGATTGCATCGTTGTAAAAGACCTTTCCCGTTTCGGTCGTGACTACATTGAATCCGGTAAGTATATTCAAAAGATTTTCCCGATGCTCGGCGTTCGTTTCATTGCCATCAACGATGGGTACGACTCCGCAGACACAGGAAACCAGTCCAACGATTTTGTTCTTCCTTTCAAGAACCTCATCAACGACTCTTACTGCCGAGATATATCCATTAAGTCTCGCACCAACCTTGAAGTGAAACGCAGAAATGGTGAGTTTGTCAATAACTTCGCTGTTTACGGTTATATGCGTTCCCCCGACGATAAGCACAAGTTGATTGTCGATGAGGAAGCTGCTAAAATCGTTCGCAACATCTTTAACTGGAAACAGGAAGGATGGAACGCACAGCAGATAGCTAATCATCTGAACAAGCTCCATATTTCCTCACCGATGGAATATAAGAAAAAATGCGGTCAGAACTACCGCACGAGCTTTAAGACCAAAACCACGGCTCAATGGAGTGCCGTTGCCGTTCTCCGTATTCTCAAAAATGCCGTTTATACCGGCATATTGGAGCAAGGCAAGACGACCACACCGAACTATAAGGTCAAGATGCGAGTTGCCAAGGATGAATCCAAGTGGGCACGAGTTGAGAACGCTCACGAAGCGATTATCACCTCTACGCAATTCGAGCTGATTCAGCTCTGTCTCGGTATGGACACCTGCAGAGCCGAGGGCAGCGAGGAGATTTATCCTTTCTCCGGTATGATTTACTGTGCCGATTGCCAAAGCCCTATGATTCATAGGGCGGCGACTTCCAACGGCAAGAAGTATCACTACTATGTATGCTCCGGTAACAAGCGTGACAAAAATAGCTGCACGACCCATAATATCAAGTGCGACCTCGTGGAAGAAGTAATTCTTGCCACCGTACAAGCTCACATCAACATGGCAATCGACATTGACAATGCGATGACCCAAATGGAAACGCTCGATTGGGAAAAGCGTGAGGTTCGGAAAATCAACGCACAAATCGAGGCATTGGAGACCGAAATTGAGAAGTACACCACCCTCAAATTGAGCCTTTACGAAGATTTGAAGCAAGCCTTGATTTCCAAAGAGGAATACTTCTCCTTCAAGAGCGACTATGACGAGCGAATTGATTCCGTTAAGGCGCAAATCAACCGTCTTGTCGGTCAGCGCAACGCCGTTGAAAATGGCTTGACCGATGTTCAAGGGTGGTTCGCTCAGTTCAGAAAGTATGAAAACATAGATAAGCTGACACGCAACACAATCGTTAGTTTGATTGAGCGTGTTGAGATTAACGATAAGAAAGAAATCCACGTTCGTTTCAGACACGCAGACCAGTTTGCCGCAGCTCTTGAATATCTGGAGATGCAGAAGCAGATGCAATCCAAGTGTACCATTATTTCGATGAAGGAGGTTGGCTGGAATGGCAAGAACATCCCGCAAACAGCAAAAAACGTCGCTCAGTCAATCTCGTACTGAGCAAACAGTATTATACAACGTTGCAATTTACGCCCGTCTCTCCGTTGAGGATAACGGAAAGGATTCCGATTCCCTAGATAGCCAAATCGCTTTCCTGGAGGAATATATCGCAAACAACCCCACGATGCGCAAGGCGGCTGTCTTTACCGACAACGGCTACACAGGCACCAACTTTATGAGACCCGAATTTCAGCGTATGTTGGATGCAGTCCGTGAGGGTGAAATCAACTGCGTTGTAGTAAAAGACCTTTCTCGCCTCGGCAGAAACTATGTTGAAACCGGCGAATTTTTGGAAAAGGTTTGTCCTTTCCTTGGCTTGCGTTTCATATCCGTCAACGACAACTATGATACCGAAGCTGTCAACAACAATGCACAACTGGCAGCATCGCTCTCCAATATCATCAACGATTTTTATGCACGAGATATTTCAAGAAAAGTGTTCTCTGCTCTGAATACCAAGATGGAGAACGGCGAGTATATCGGTGCGTGGGAGAAGTACGGCTATCTGAAAGACCCAAGCAATAAGAACAAGCTGATTGTGAACCCCGAAACAGCTCCCATCGTTCAGCAGATTTATCAGTGGCGTAGCGAGGGTATGAGTTATATGGGTATCAACAAGAAGCTCAATGAAATGGATATTCCGTCCCCAGGACAGTACAAAGCTGACCGTGGTATCGTGACCAACAATAATCAGAAAAGCCGCACCATCCTTTGGAATAAGCATATCGTTACCGACATTTTGAAAGACATCGGCTACCTCGGTCACATGGCACAGCGTAAGACCACACAATGCCTCTACAAAGGTATTCAGTTCAGCCGGGTAAACGAGGAAGATTGGGTTATCGTTCACAACACACACGAGCCAATCATCAGTCAGGAGCTTTTCGACAAGGTACAGGCAATCAACGAAGCTACAGCCCGAACCGCCAAAGAGAACCACGGCAAGTACGACCACCTTCCCAAAGCAAAGAATATCTACGGTGCGAAGCTCGTCTGTGCCGATTGCGGAGCAAGAATCAAACTTGTCCGTTCTTTCAGCACCAAGAAGGACAAAGTGTATTTCACCTTTAAGTGTCCGACCCACGCCGAACACGGAGACAAAGGATGCACCGCAAAAAGAAAGAGCAAGGCTGAAATGGATGAAGCCGTTTTCCATGCCATCCGTTCTCAAATGAATGTCTTTATGGACTCGGCAAGCATTATTAAAACGCTGCTTGCAAGGAAACAAGCAGTCAATAACAGCACCGAGCGGAGAAAGCAAAAGCGCAATCTGAATCTCAAAATCAAGAACCTAAATTCTTCTATTGCAACACTATATGTTGATTTGAAAGGCGGGCTTCTGACAGACCAGGACTACCTTGTTCAAAAAGAGAAATACCAATCCCAAATTGCAGAGCTTGAACGTCAGCTCGCAAAGTTCAGCCAAGACGAAAGCGACACCGAAGAACAGCTTATCGGCACAAAGCGTTGGACGGCTATTGTAGAGGAATTCTCCAATGCGACCGAACTGACCGAAGAAATGCTCTCAGCCTGCGTGGAACTTATCAGATTCCACTCGGACGGGTCTCTGGAAATCACATTCAATTATATGGAGGAGTTCAAGGAACTTCTCAGCACAACGGAACGGCTTCGGAAGGAGGTGGCATAATGCCGAAAGCAGTAGCAATTTATCTGCGTTTGTCACAGGAAGATGTAGATATGAGACGTAATGTCGCCAAGGACGAGAGCAACAGTATTTCAGCCCAACGTCGTATCATTGTCGGGCAGATTGAAAGCTCTCCCGACCTTTGTAACCTTCCTCGGATGGAGTTCTGCGACGACGGCTTTTCCGGTACGAACTTTTCCCGTCCCGACTTTCAGCGAATGATTGAGCTTGCAAAGCTCGGTGAGATTGGATGTATCATCGTAAAAGACCTTTCGCGTTTCGGTCGTGATTACATTGAAGTGGGCGACTATCTGGAGCATATTTTCCCGTTCCTCGGTATCCGCTTCATTTCCGTCAACGATAATTACGACAGCTTTAATCATTTTGGCAAGACCGCCGGTATGGATGTCACCTTCCGTAACCTGGTCTATGACTATTACAGCAAAGACCTTTCTGCCAAAGTAAAAACCGCAATGCGTTTGAAGCAGCAAAAGGGAGAGTTCATCACCTGCGTGACCTATGGATACAAAGTATCCCAGGAAAACAAACACAAGATGATTATTGACGAGCCTGCTGCAGCGATTGTTCGTGAGATTTTCGATGCAGTTATCGCAGGTAAGTCCACAAGTGAGATTGCCGCCAATCTCAATGCAAGAGGAATTCCAACACCCCAGGAGTACAAAGGCGTTCACCGCAAGGAAGCCACAGAACCCCAATGGACACACCCCCGTATCGCTTATATGATTCGCAATATCAAGTACACAGGCGTGATGACCAACCACACAAGAGAAAGTCGCCACATTCGTGACAGAAATCAATGGCGTGTCCCTGTGGAGGAATGGATTATCACACCCGATGCTCACGAAGCAATCATCCCCCGTGAAAAATGGGACTTGGCAAATGAAATGCTCCGCAACCCTAAGAAGGTAAAAAAGAGCGTTTATGACCAGCCCGACCGAGTTTATTATTGTGCTCATTGTGGCAGAAAGCTCCGCAAGACTTATGGCTCCGACCAATACTATTCCTGTGGCTCAGCCAAATATCAGCACGAAAGTGAGTGCTCCGGTATTCGCTTGAAACGAAGCGAAATGGAAGGTATTCTTGTGGAAGCTTTGCGGGCGCAAGTAAACTTTATCAAGCAGAACAACCCGACACCGACAAAGGAAAAGCGTTCTCCGAGCGTGGAGTGTTACCAGGCAATCACACAGGCTGATAAGGAACTGGAACAGCT